CACGACATGTCCCACCCAATTGTCGGATTTATCTAATCTAAAATCTTCTACTGTTGGATCCTCTCCTCCCGGACTAAGAATATTAGGTAATAAGTAATTAACGTTTAATTCATAGATACTAGTCTCGTGTGTTCCCCCAACTTCCTGTGATTCTTTATTTGCATCCCAAACTCCAATCCAATGATACTCCTGTGGATAATAAATAGTTGGGGCAATTGTGGCACTTAACCTATATCTTGTTGATTCATTTCTTTCTTTCTGAAATTGTTCATCCACATTTATTATCTTTATCACTTCACCTGTGGGTAGAGGTTTATTGGTTTGTGAGGTATTTAAGTTTAGATTATACGGCCTTGCAATCGCGTTAGCTTTACTATCTTCTGTGAATAATATTTTTTTCCTTTCAATCATATTACTTTGGTACGGTATTTTTTAACCTATCTAAGGCCGTTGGTGTGTTCTTGCTTAATCCGAAATAATAATATTTTCTTATTGGCCAAGCATCCAAGAATGGAGTCCCACCCCCTCCTTGATTATTGTCATATGTACTTGCTATTGGGTACCATGGAGTGGTATAACTAGCACCTGACGCGTCCTCAGGATCTGGTACTGATTCTTGTTGTATATTTTTCCACCAAAAAGTATTATTATCATACCAACCTTTAGGAATTATTCTCATCCACGCAACCCATCTAGGATGTGTATAAGCGAATGGTTGTACATCATTTCGGAATATATGATATCTAGAGAGGGATTTATTAGATGTTGAAGTTGGGACTACTTGGTATGTTGCTGACATTGGGTACGTTACACCGTAGTTGTTCCATATACTACTACTATATTCCGGTATTGGAGAGGAGTTTGACATATCACTATATTGAGGGAATAATCCTGAGTAGTCTCCGATTGTAGTCTCTACTGGGTATTGTTGAGCTGTTCGAAATTGTAAATTATCATAAAGAGCAAAATATTTATTCTGAAAATACTCTATCCCTCCACTATTAATTGGTTGTCCCGGATTGGTATATGACCCACGCTCATAGTCAGATTTACTAAGAGTATAATCATAAGAATATAGAGCGTTTATATTAACAGAGGTGTCTGGTATCTTCCTATCAATAGATGACCATTGGTTTGGTCCAGACCTAAAACTAGGATATTCTTTTGTTATATCAACAATGGTTGTTGAACCTATTGTTCGTACATTATAATATCTACCATTTCTAATGGGTCTTCCTCCATCAGGATCTCCATAGTTTGCAGTATAAGTACTAATAGAAAGAGCCCCTTCTGCAACAGGTGATGGATCTGAATAACCATGTGCCCCTTCTTTCCAAGTACCGGCATATATTAAAGAATAATTTTCCCAAAGTTTGGCTTTATGTTTTTGTGACATACTTTGTCTTGCATAATCTTCCCAATCTTTGTTTGACCTACTACAACAATCGTCTTCATCATTACCTATAAAGTATTGTGGGAAGTATAACCCTCCGTGGATGGCTTCTCCTCTATTAGGTGAACCTTCCTCTAGTCCTATTCCCATTCTACTTCTACCTCTTATATCTTCTCTCGCATCGTACTGATAAACACTGAAGGACGCATATCGATATCCGCTGCTATTATAAGCCCAAGCAGTTTTGGATGAATCTCGACCGAAAGACATTATTCCCAAGTTTGCATAATTACCACATGGGGAAGTGGTGCAAGTGTTACTGGGACTAAAAGTAGTATTAGGACCATCATTTGCCGGTACCATACCGGTTCTAATTGCCATACCTTCTTTCAACATAAGATTCCAAGATAGTTTACCACCAGCACTAGAATAACTACCACTAGCAACTCCTAAGTTGCCACGGTGACTGTTGGGCCATGAATAATAATTTTTCCTTAGTTTGGTACAATGACTATTTGTCATTTCTGTCCCTTGGGATAGTATCTCTGAAGGACACCAATTTACTGAGTAGTCAAGAGTACCTCCATCTTCATCAGTACCAGACCCAGCAAATGCGACAAAATCAGATGTGCGACTATAGTAGGGAGTATAACCAAAATTTGTGGTAGCCGCTGAGTAACTCCAGTTTGCGTCAGAATCACAATCTTTTAATGTTGTATCACAATAATGTATTCCAACCGCAACCCATCTAACATCATAAGCCCCCGTATAATTATATCGTCCTCTGAAGGTGTACGTCCCCCACTTGGGAGCGACAAAACCACCTTTCATACTATTTCCTAATATGCAATTATTCCCTGGTGCTATTTTTGTTTTACTAGGAGTATAAGCGGCTAAACCAGTCATATCTTCTACTGTATTCCCTAAACCATATCCATATTTGTCATAATCAGTGGCAACAGAATCAACAAATGACCAATCATTTGAGAACCCATACGGGGAAGCATTTTGGTTGAAGGTGGCAGCACCTTGACCCTGTATTCTCATTGGTGCCGTACTAGTCATAGTTCCACCAAAATTAATACACCCAACACATCCATCTAGTGCGCTTTGTTGATTCCCTTGTGCTCCTGGAGAAACTGAATTTGTTCCTCCCAAGTCAGTTCCTATATGGTCAAAATGATTATATCCATAAACATTCATACTCAGATTCTGCCCGTAAAGCCCAAAATAACAGGAATAATACCCACCGCTACTGAAAGTGCCATCAATCCCCATAATCTTTTCCCGACAACCATACATATCTTTTGCTGCATCACTGGGTGAGTTAGGAGTGTCTATTCCATCTGGGTCTGCATCATAAGACCAAAGGGAATGTGTTCCCTCCCCGCATATCTTTTGATAATGGCAGTTTCCACCAGCAGCAGTAGAAGCCCCATTTGGGAATCCACTACACTGACAATTATCTCCCTGATAACTACCAGCATACTCTTTACTTGAGAGTGGGGTGTCTCTTAATCCTAACCCTGTGACATTCTCATTAAACCAGTTATTTACCCCTGTGGCCAAAGTATAATCAGCACATCCTCCATTAAGATCCGGTACCTTCATAGGTATTACCCCAGACCATACCGACTGTACTTTATAGTCTGTCATTATATAATTAGAAACAAACCCTCCTTTGCTAAGAACGTTGTTAACCACTTCTCTACTTATACCCCCACCACCATCAGATTGAAGATGAGCCCCTATTCTTGATGGGTCTTTTCTAGAGTACTTATCGAATATATAGTTTGTTGGGAATTGTCTTTTATTACTGTTTGCGCTTATTTCTGTTCTGGAAATTATCCATGGATTTGTTCCTATACTGTTATCAAACCAGTCTGGAGCTCCATCTAGATGGACCATATCTCCATCTCCATTCCACCACTCTCCCACTACACCAGCCGACTCAAATCCTAATGGCATGTTACCTTGTGTAGCCACATCATAATCACCAACTAGGTTAAAGAATTGACCTGTTGTATAATACCCACTTAATCTAATTCTAGCATAATTTTGATAATGTTGTAGACTATTACCGAATTGGTCAGTCATATTAAATGTTGGCATACCAGTGGACCATAATAATTCTGGTTCGGCATAAAAAGTATACCTATTATGTTCTTCTATATTATCAGCACTTACGTTTGGTTGCATGTATTGATTTGGGGCGTATATTATACCTCTATTTACCTTAGCTTCTTTATCACCTCTATATCCATACTGTATTTGGTCCCACATATCAGTATAACTAGACTGGAGAGACGCCCACAATGCGTTGTTTAGGTTAGTTCCATGCGGAGATGCTTGTTGTACATTAGTTGTTGAAGATATCCTATCTACCTGAAAATCATCAGGTCCCTGTCCCTCAAAATAAAACATGAATCTATAATCAGCGTAGGTTGGGAATCCATCTTCATCATCAACAAAAGATTGTGTGTTCTCATCCCAACTCTTTTTTCCTCTATTAAGAGGTAGTGCAATCATAAAGGTACCGTCTTGTTTACTCTGCCACTTACCAACATACTCTACTTGACCAGAATCTAGGACTCTAACCGCTTCAATAATACCTCTATGTCCAAACGCTTCTCCATCTTGTTGTACCTCTAGAGGTGTACGTAAATCTTTTGCATGTACAACTCGTGAAACCCCTGCTTTGTTTCCGTTTTCATCTGAACTATTTATACTTGTTGACCAACATGACCTTGGTACAAATGCGGCGTTTACCTCTTCGGGATTTCCATCTGTATAAACACTACCAACGAGAAAGGCTTTAGGTGATACAAATCTAGAAGTATTAAAATCTAATCGTGTTATCCCAAATTCACATTCATCAACATCTCCCCAAAAAGGTCTTATAAAGGCAGTGTTATTTATACCTACTATTTGAGCAAGTTGATCTAAATCATTTGATCTCCTAAATTTATCTGGTCCAGCAAATAAATCTTCACTATAACCTAAATTTATAAGGTCTTGAGGTATTACCGAATTACTACCAATATCACTCAAATCTACATCAAGATGTATAATTTGTGTTCCTCCAGGTACCCCAAAAAACATATAATCCCCATTCTCATTAGTAGTTGTAGTGTATTTATAATATTTTTCATGAACATACTTCAGAGTTTTATTGGTCATTATGTCATATTTTGACGGGAATGTCCCAACAGGTGTATGGTCAGCTGGTGTTTCAGGTTGTACGTCTCTCGGTAATAAATTGTATCTTTTTCCTGAGACTAGGGTATCATAAGGAGAGGAGAAGGGATAAATGTCAGTTATTGCTTTATTATCAAGGTCTTCATCATCTATAGGGATAAAAATAGATAATTTAGCGTTTTGTATTGGAAAACCACCATTAGCTACCACCTTCCCTACAAGAACACCATAAGAAGAACAAAAAATTCTATAAGCCTCTTTCTGAGTTATTCTCAGACTTAGTACCTCTAAGAAATCAAAATCCTGCTCTAGATTTATGCTAATCTTTTGGTCACCTGGTTTAGGTGTTATACGTATTACTCGATTATCTCCCATATCATTTATTAATAAATATTATTTTATTAATTATTTGTGAAAAGTAAACGAGTTTAATTCACTATTACTCGTATGTCTGAACTTGGATATTTTATTTCGAACATTGTATTGAAGTTTCCAAACAATGTTAGGTTACCCGCTGTGTCAATTTCTTTTGTTTCAGTATTAGAATATGATTGTATTACTTGACCTAGGGAATATTGTCCACCTACCTTATTAAACATCTTCATCTCAATTATATTAAGGACTCCGTCTATTAAATTTAGTTCTTTGGAGAGATCGGATAAATATATATTCTGACCCATACTTTGGGAGTTAACATCAAAATATTTGGTAACAGCATTTATTATTTCTGTTATTACCAAAGATTTATTATAATCTTTATTTATATAACAAACTACTTCTACCCCTAAATTAATGATGGTTCCGTTGACGATTGTTATGTAGTCATTAATCATCCTATAATTAGCCAAATACCTTGATATGTTATCTCTCAGAGTTGATGTTGATGTTGTTGAGAGCTTTCTGTTTGGTCCTAGACTCAATGTCGCTATTTCTATCTTATTTTGTCTTTCTCCAACATTTGTTTTGAATGGTACTCCGAATTTACTACTCATCTTCCTAATTAAAGCAACATAATCTCGTACTGTGACCGCTCTATTTTGTGAGGCAAAATTATATTTTATTAAATTTCTTAATTCCTCAACAGTTGGAGCATCCCCACCTCCAATCGCTGGAGTTACATTATTTAATCTTAATGAAGTTTCAACCGTAGCATTATTTGCGGCATCCGTTCCTCTTACCAACATATTAATGAGACCTTTATTCTGTAACACATTTGGTCCGATGTTAGATTGTTGCCCACCACCTACAGTGTATCTAATATAAAGAGTGGAATTTGCTCCAGGCAATTCCCCTAAACTAGTGTTGTTGAGTAGAGTCTGTACCTGAGACTTGGAGAATGAGTTATTAATATAATCATTAATCGGTTCGGAATTAGAGGTTCCACTCCCAAAAGTTATTCTACAAAATCCTCTATCCGTATAGTCGGCAACAAATCTCTTTGATACTTCTACCCATTTTCCAGCTTTAATTGCTCGATTATCACTACTTCTAACCTTATCCTCTATAAAAACTTGTGAGTCTGCCAACGAATCTACTTCATAAAACCTATTATCAAAATCTAGGTATTGGTTAAGTGTTGGTTCTACTGCGTTTAATCCAACGACCATCTTTATCTGCTCTACACTTATTACATTAGTTTCTGGTAAAATTATCTCCATAAAGGGATTCAAGTCCTCGGATCTTATGTTACGTTTTAATATTCTAGTCTTTCCATTGATTACCGCTTCTCTTTTTACTAAATCATAAGAGACTATTAATGAATTAGCGTTAATATTAGGTATTACTAATCTATTAGGAATACCCCCTGCAGAAAGTGGTGAAGAAAAATCTATGTCTTGATCGACTTGGAATATTTGTCCTCCTCCTTCTACCTCAGAACCATACCTTAAGATAGGGGAATAGTCATTATTAAATGTGTCTCCCATGGGTGGTACTGTTACACGAAAATCTACTAAACACATACTCGGTCTAACTCCAGGTATTTTTAACCCTAGTGTCCGTCCCATTGCTAATACAGAGGATCTCTCTTGTGCGTATTCTATTTGAGTCTCTTGGAAAGTTCTATCTGTGTTAAAGGATAACATATCTGCAACCGCAGCGTTTAATTCTAATAACATTTGTCCTACAGAGGCATCATTAAAATCACTGAATAAGTCAGGATAATACTGTTTTACAAAATTTATTAATTCAGTTCTTACCTCAATAAATGTACGAGCGTTATAATTAATACCATCATTTTTTCCCATTTCTATAATATAATTTCGACACTATCGTTTTGTTCAAACGAAGCATCCACGACTGTATAATCTATGTTTATTTTAACATGATTACCATCAGCATCTGTTGTTATTATTAACTCATCTATTGTTAGATTAGGTATATATTTACCAATCATAGCGTTTAATTCTTGTTTAATATCTGTAACTGTCTTTTCGTCAATCTGTTCGAATAAGAAATCATAAAGACCAGAACCAAATTCATTGTTATAAAGTCTATCGCCTTTTCTAGTTAAAAGTAAATGAATGAGGTCCGATTTTATGGCGGCTTGTGACGTACGATTAAGTTTCAAAAAATTACCTATAGGGGAATTTTGAAACGGGAATGCGATATTAATAGTTTTAACTGCCATGTATAATTGTTTATTATAAATATTAACCCATTTAATTTATAAAAGATTATAGTCTAATATCGTCACGTATCTCTTTATTTAACTTAATATGGAGAGGTCTGAAGGGACAATGCCTACATCCACTCCCGCAACAACTTCCTCTTTTAAGGTGATGTCTTTCTGTCATTACCACCTTACCCTCTTCCCAATAAAAATCTTCTATCTTAGGGTTTGGTTTAGTACTCCGATTATCATTCCTTTTCATCTGTTATTTCTTCTTTATGTCCACAATGAGGACATATTACTAATTTAGGTACTATTTCCTCATTATTTGGTACGTTTTTAGAAAAGAAATGGTAGTCAGCAAT